TCTTCTGCTTCTATTACATCTTCATAAGATTGTAATTTTAATAAACTTTCTTCTTGTATGATTAATCTATTTACATTTAATTTAGATGTTTGATAATGTTTAAAATCTAAATCTTTAAAATTATTTTCAATATCATCACTTAATGTTTGTCTAAAAGATAACCATAAAACCTTTTCAGGATTATATCTTTCAATAACTCTTTTTATTAATTGTGTTTTACTGCTTCCATATGGTGATTTAATATTTATTGATTTATATTTTCTATTAATAAACATATCATCAAAATATGGAATTAAATCATCATCAATTTCTAAACTTTTGTCTTCTAATTCTTTTGTTAAATATTGTTTATGAATTTTGATTGTTTCAACTAATTCTTTTTTTTCTGGTTGTTTAAATTTTAATTTAGAATAATATTCACCATTTGATTTTTTAACCCAATAGTGAAGAGTTCCAATTGTATATCTTTTTTTTACTGTAAATTTTGACCATAATCTTTCACATTCTCCTTCTTGAAATTTTACATCTTTTTTAGAAATTTCAATCCATTTTTCAACTGTTGAACCAATACAAAATAATAAATAACCTAAACTATTCCAATTTATCCAATCATTCAACCAAGATGGTTTTAATCCATTTAATAATAAATCTAGATTATTTAAATCATCTGGTATAGTTTCATCTTTTTCATCTTCATTAATAATTGGTTCTTTTGTTTTTTTTGTTTTCTTTTCTTTTTTAATTGGTTCTTCTTTTGGTTTATAATTAAAGAATGCTTTTTTTAAATTTACTGAATTTGTTTTATCAACAACTTGTAAAATGAAATCTTTTATTTTTCCATTTTGAATAATATGAGCATATTTAGGTGTTGTGATTTTAGTTTCTTTATTATATGTTGTTCCTGTTTGATTTGGTAATCTAAACCATCTTTTAGAACTATAAACAGATAAATCAATATCATAGTTATATTTTTTTTTTATTTCTTCTGCTACTAATTTTAAATTTTCTAATTCACTATAATATTTAGGTATTGTTATATGATAAGAACCACATTTATTAAATTTTTTATCATTGGTTGTATATTTGATATCTTTTTCAACTAATTTTAATTTTAGGTCATTCTTAAAAAAATCTAATAATGATGTTTGTATTGTTTCAATTTTTAAATCTTCTACTTCAATATCTAAAAAAAATTTATATTGTTGTCCAGTGTATAACCTTTCATTATATTTTTTATCTTTTTCAAATGATGGGAAATCATCAATACTTTTATAAGTTTCTTTAATTTCCTCTGCTTTTACATCTGATATTGAATAACAAGTAAAACTATAAAATTTATATTCCATATTATATATAATATATAATAAGATTTTATTTTTAAATAGTTTTTTATTTTTTAATTAATTAAAAAAATATTCTATATATTTTTTTAAAAATTTAAATATTTCTATATGTTTTTTAAAAATTTAAATATTTCTATATGTTTTTTATTTTTAAATTCCATATAGTTTAACTAAAGCAGGATGTAATTCATTTTCTTCTTTCTTTTTCTTTTCATCTCTTACTCGTTTCTGTTCCGCTTTTTTCTTTAACATTTCATTATATTTATCAGGATGTTCTGATTTTATCTTATCATAATAAGTCTTATTATTTTTTCTAGCATTTTCCTTATGTTCTTTAATCCATTTTTTAGAACATTCATTAGTTCTTTGTTTTATCTTTAAATATTTTTCATATCCTAATTGTAATTCTTGTAAATTAATATTTTCCATTATATAATATAATATAGATATTTTTTTTAAATAGTTTTTTTAATTTTAAATTAATTTATATTGTTTTTAAGAAATTACATTTCCATTAAAAACTAATTGACCGCTAGAATTAGTAGTTAATAATAAACCACCAGTAAAATAAATTTCATCAACAGAAAGACCACCATTTCCATTAGTTCCAAGTGATAAAACATTATCAGAAACACAAACTAAAGGAACATTAACAGTTGAAGTTCCAATACTACCAGCAAGAGCGGATATCGTTCCACATTCAACAATAGAAGGAGTAGCCGAACCAACATTACCAACTTGTAAAGTATTTATTCCAGAACAAGAAAGAACAACATTATTAGCACCAGCAGAAACAGAACCAACAATAATTTCAGGGGTTGTAATTTCAGCACAAGTAATATTACCAGCGACACCAGTCGCACCAACTTGTAAAGTATTTGAAGCATTACAAGTAAGAACAACATTATTAGCACCAGCAGAAACAGAACCAACAATAACTTCAGGGGTTGTAATTTCAGCACAAGTAATATTACCAGCGACGCCATCTGCTCCAACTTGTAAAGTATTTGAAGCATTACAAGTAAGAACAACATTATTCCCAGTATTTGAACCTACGACAATTTCATCATTTACTAATCTTGTACTATTTAATGATGATAAAATTAGAGTTTGTGATGGAACATATCCCGATGCTTCGGCATATTGTGAGTTATTAATAGTTAATGAATTTAAAGTTAAATTACCATTTTCTAAAGTTGCGACAGACATTATATATATATATATATATATAATATATTTTTTTTATAATTTTTATATTATTTATAATTTATAGTTTATTTAAATATTTTTTATTGATAACAAATCCAGAAATTACAAGAAATATAAGAAGGGGTTATATTTACACCAAGCCCACCAGAAATTGGGTCTGATGATTGTATATTTGAACCAGTTGTTAATGTATTTATTCCTGTATAACTACCAGCACTATATAAATATTGTTGAACTCCAACAGGTGTAATAGTAGAATCGGCACTATTTGCGAATGCGGTTGTGTGTGAATGTGGAGGAACTTCTTCTAATAATGGGGTTAAATTTGATGATGTTCCACCATAATTATAAGAAACTCTTTGAGTATTATTATAACCACCTTGACCATTTCCATAAGCATAATTTGAAGAAGAACAACCAGAAACCGAACCATTACCACCAATTGGAAAACGAGAAGCGAATGAAGGAACATTAAAAGAACCACCACTACCGCCGTAAGTATATCCAATCGCACTAAATAATAAAGGGTAAGCAGTAGTAGAATAAGTATTACCATCACATAATAAAAAATTTGGTGGTGCGTAAGTAGCAGTAGTAGGCATTAACATTTTTATTTCTCCTACTATTCTAAATTGAACAGGATAATTTTGAGAATTAATAGTAATTGTTGGATTTGATGTAAATCTTGTCGCTCCTTGTGTTGTTATATTAGCAGTTGTAATATTAGCAGTTGTAATATTAGCAGTTGTAATATTAGTATTTGTTAAATTACTTGTTGGTAAATTTGCTGTTCCTGAAACAGTTGATAAATTACCTGTAAAAGTAGGATTATTTATAGTTAAATAATTTGTTATTATACTCCCTACATAATTTTTAACATATTGTAAATTTGCTAGTAATTCTGTTGCGGTTTGTGTTAGTGGTTGTGTTATTGTTGAAGAATTATTAAAAAATGTTTGTTGTCTAACTCTTTGGTCGATACCTGAAAAATATGACATTTATATATATATATAATAATATATTATATTTTTTTATTTTATATATTATATATATATAAATGTCTAGTAGGTCAATATATGGGGCGAATGTTCAGTTTAATACAGTTCATTTTAATAATCAACCTTACACAAATTTTTTTAATAAAAGCATAATTTTAAATGATTTAGAACAATTAAATTTTGAAGATGGCACTTCTCAGACAACAGCATATTTAGGTAATTCACCAACACCAATAAATTATACATATACTATATTATCAACTACTGCTTTAGTATGTAGTCAAGGAACAGCAAATTTACAAAATGATATTATTATTTTTAATTCTAATACAGGTTATCAAGGTTCTTTATATTTTAATAATTCTTCTAATAATCCTATAACAAGTTTTAATATTAGTTTTACTAATTCATTTACTGGTAATTTTACAATAACTTTATTAACGAATATGACTGCTAAACCATCTTATACAACATCAGAATTTTGTTATATTGTAAATAATACTTCTGGTGTTTTAAGTTTTGGAACAATTAATTTATTAACCAATGGTAATTTAACATTGAATTTTCCAAATGTTCAAATAAACACTACATCTACTATTTACATTACTACTTTTCAATTTAATTAAATTTTTACTGGATTTTGGATTTCCTTTTTTTATAAATAAAGTTTTTTGAAAATCCAGTAAAAAAAAAAATATATAGATTTTATTTTTTTTTAATAAATTAAAAATAAAAAAACTATTTAAAAAAATAATATCTAATATATATTATATATAATATGGAAATCTTAAAAATTAACAAATCTCAAATTTATTTTACTGAAGAAAAAAATTCTAAAAAGTTTAGATTAAAAGTAAGTAGTAATTATGATAATGTTTTAAAAGTTCTTAAACAATATGATAAAAAAAATCTTATTGAAAAATTAATAACTAAAAAACAACATAACAGAGAATTTAATGATATAGATTTTAGAGAAATGCCAACATATGATACTACAACTTCTTTATTAGATAATGTTGAATTAGAAATAAATTATACTAATGATGATATTATTAAAAAAATATTAGAAAAATTAAATAATCCAAAAATTACAAAATGTGGTAATAGTATTTCCTGTTGGTATCCTGAAAGAAATACTGATTTATACACATTATCAAGAATGGATTGTATTTCAACAACTGAAATAAAACCAAAATATCCAATATATATTATATCATTAGGAAGATGGGAAAAAAGAAGAACTGTTAAATATTTAGAAAAATGTAATATAGATTATAAAATAGTTGTTGAACCGTCAGAATATGATAATTATGCTTCTGTTATAAATCCTAATAAAATATTAGTATGTCCTGAAGATTTTTCAAAACAAGGAAAAGGCGGAATACCTGTTAGAAATTTTGTATGGGAACATTCAATAAAACAAGGAGCATTAAAACATTGGATATTAGATGATAATATTGAAAGATATTATAGAAATAATAAATGTCAAAATTCAGAAATGTTTTCTGGTGCTGTTTTTAAAATTGTTGAAGATTATACTGATAGATATGAAAATGTTAAAATGTCTGGACATCAATATTTAAGTTATTGTCCTGAAGGAAAAATAAGACCACCTTTTACTTTTAATACTCGTATTTTTTCATCTATTTTATTATCAAATGATATATATCCAAAATATAAATGGGAGGGAAGATATAATGAAGATGTTGATTTATCTATTAGACTTCAAAAAGATGGTTATGTGAATATTTTATGTAATTTTATTATATGTGATAAAGAAACAACAATGAAAGATAAAGGAGGAAATACAAATACTATTTATTCTGTTGAAGACGCACATTTAAAAAAAGCACAAGAACTACAAAAAAAACATCCTGATTGTGTTTCAGTTGTTCCACATAAAACCCGAAAATTTCATCATAAAGTTGATTTTTCTAAATTTCAAAATAAATTAAAAATGAAAGATAATTTAATTTTAGAAGATAAAATAAATGAATATACATTAAAATATGTTAAACAAGAAGGGAAAATGAGAAGAACAAATAAAATTATAAAAACAGAAATTATTGAAGAACCAAAAGAAGAAATTATAGAAGAAGAAATTATAGAAGAAGAAAAAGAAGAAATTATAGAAGAAGAAAAAGAAGAAATTATAGAAGAAGAGAAATCAGAAATTGAAAAATTAAGAGAAGAAAATCAAAAATTAAAAGATGAAAATTATCATTTAAAAAGTTTATTAAAACATTATCTAAAATAATTTATATACTTATTATATATTATATTATGGATTATATGGTTTCATCAAATGATTTAAAAAATATTCTTGGGGATGATTTAAAAATAATAAATTTTACTGATTTAAGAAATTATAAAAACATTTATGAATTACTACCTAAAAAAAAAGATTATTGTATTATATTTTATACGGATGATATGAAAAATGGTGTTATGATTGGTCATTGGACTTGTTTATTGAGATATAAAAATTATTTTGAATTCTTTGATAGTTATGGTTTATCTGTAAGTCAAGAATTAAAATTTATTTCAACAGAAAAAAGAAGAAGATATGGAGAAGAAACAGATTATTTAGAAAAATTATTAGAACCCGTTGAACACAATTATAATCATTTTGATTATCAAAAATGGGATGATAATACAACAACTTGTGGGCGGTGGGTTATAATTCGTATTTATTTATTTAATAAAGGTATAATAAAACAAAAAGATTTTCATAATTATTTAAAAGAAAAAGTTAATAAATTCGGTGGAGATTATGATAAATTATCAGTTTATTATACTGAATAAAAATATATAAAATATTTAAATATATATAAATTAATATCTAATTTATATATATATATAATGAGTAATAGAGAAATTACGCAAACTAGTAAAGATATTTATTCAAAAAATCTTATTAGATTGAATGATGGAGAACCAATAAAAAATTATAATTTTTTAAAAAAAACTGATACAATAATGTCAAAGATTGAACATTTAAAACCAAATTCAAGAAGAACATATTTAATAAGTATTGTATCAACTTTAAAGAAAATTCCAGAATTACAAAAAATATATAAATTTTATTATGATAAAATGATGGAGTTGAATAAAGATTTAAAAGTAAATAATACTAAATCAGAATCACAAAAAGAAAATTGGATTAGTCAAGATGAAGTATTAAAAATTTATGAGGAATATGAAGAAAAGTTTTTACCGTTATTAAAATTAAAAAAAGTAAATGCGAAACAATGGGAAGATATTTTATTTTTTATTGTTTTCTCTCTTTTTGTTTTAAATCAACCAAGACGTAATAAAGATTATCAATTAATGAAAGTTGTAAAATCAAATAAAGATTTAGATGATGATTATAAAAATTTTAATTATTATCTTCCACCAGATGCTAAATTTTGTTTTTTCAATTATAAAACAGGTCATACATATCATTTACAAGAAATTCCAGTAAATGAAAAATTACAAAATATTTTATTACAATATTTGAAATTACACCCTCATAAAAAAATGAAAAATTATTTTTTATTAGTAGATTATGAAGGAAAACCATTAGAACAAGTTAATGATATTACAAGAATTTTAAATCATATTTTTAAAAGAAAAATAGGGGTTAGCATGTTGAGAAATATTTATTTAACTGACAAATTTCAGAAACCAATGGAAATTTTAAAAGAAACAGCGACAAATATGGGAACCAGTAGCGGAACAATACAGAACAATTATATTAAAATTGATAAAAAATAATATATTACATATATTATATAAATAATAATATGAGTAAATTCACTAAAAAAGAATTAATTGATTTAATATTACATAATTTTAATAAGATAGATAAGAAAGAAATAATTAAAAAAATTAAAGAAAAGAAAAAAGAAGTAAAAGATGATGTTAAAAAGAAAATAGAAAAATATATACAACCAAATTTAGATGCTATATATGAAGAAGATTTAGATGATTTAGATGATTTTAAATTAAATTTTGGATTAGATTATATTGAACCAAAAAAGAGAATACAACCACCAAAAATAGATATTGAAGCAGTAGAAAGAGATTTTTTAAAAGAATATGATGATATGATTAAAAAAATAGAAAATGAGGGGGATGAAGAATTAGATTGGTTTGATATTGGAGCTGGTAAAACATCAATAATACAATCTGTTTTAGTTCCTAAAAATAAATTTA